GTTCTGGATGCCGCTTTGATAGTAAGCAGAGCGGCTGGCCGCATCCCCTCGCATGAGGTTGGCAAAGTCAAACTCGATCTCCAGCGCATCACCATCTGGGAGCAGGTCAGCTTCGATGGATGCCTCCCAGCGCTCTGCCCAAGGCGTCATGGTGTGCATGACGAATTCCAGGCTTTGCTGCTCGATGTTGGAGAACGTCGCCCGGTCCAGGTCCGCAATCATGTGCGGCGGCACACGGAACAGGCGGGCAATGTCTGTTATTTGGAACTTGCGCAGTTCCAAGAACTGGGCGTCCTTGTTCGTGACGCCCACCTCGTGAAACTTCATACCGTTCTCGAGCACCAGAACCTTGCCCCGGTTCGAACCCGACTGCGCCGCCTGGTAGGACTCCCGAAACACCCGCTTGGCCTCCGGGTCCTTGAAGGTGCCCGGGAACTCGATCCAGCCCCCCGTGGGTTTGGCATCGTTGGAAAAAAACCGAGCCCCGTAGTCCTGCGCAGCCAGGGCCATGCCCAGGCTTTCTCGCGAGAGATCAATGGGGCTCAGACCTATCAGCCCATCCGAAGACAGGCCCCTCAGATGCCAGACCTCCCCACGAGGCAGGACGATCTCCGAGCCCGCTTGATCCCGGATGCGGTATCGGTAGTCACCCAAGGACAACAGCTCCATCCTCACCCGGTCAGGGTGAATCGGGATCAGCTCGGTGATCTCCCCCCGGCTGTTGGCCAGGATCTGACAGAAAGCGTTACCCCTCAGAGCCAGATGACCCTGAAGCATTTCGCGCCACTCGAATGGGTTCTGGTAGCGGTTGGGCCGTTTGCCCAGCAACTGGTAGAGCCAGTGGTCCGTCACCCGGTCCTTGCCGCCGTCCTTGCGAGGCCGGTAGACCACGACAGGAAGTGATGCCATGGTCTCCGCGAGGATGCGCACGCAGGCGTAGACCGCAGCCAGCCGCATGGCCGAATCGGCTGAGACACGCATGCCCGAGATGCTGCGAGACGAAGCAGGCTCGAACCAGAAGCCTCCCCATGGCGAACGATCGTCTGTGGATGCCCGAAATCGGTCAAAGAAGCTCAGTAGTCCCATCAGTTCAGAGCAGCATCAATTCGTAGTCGGATCCCAGCACCACGTTCTCACCGGGCTTGATCGCCCGTGAGATCGCCATGATCAGTGCCACGATGCCGTCGATCTTGTTCTCTGCTCGCTCCTTGCGTGGGTAAATGTTGTCTTTGACGTCCAGGTGCGCCACCACGTTACTGACCATCCAGGTGAGTACCGGGTCGCCGTCATGGGTGAGCTTTTTCTGAAGCACCAGAGCTTCGAGCGTCTTCATCGGCTCGCTGAAATTCAGCACCGTCGGACGCACTTCAATCATGGGCAAGCCCTCGGCCAGCATTCGGGTCGAGAGTTGCGTAGCCTGAAAGGGATCGAAGGCCACCGCCTGCACCTCAAATCGTGAGGCCATCTCCAGGAGGTCTGCCTCGATCCAGCCGAAATCGATCACGTTGCCTGGCGTCACAGTCAGACGACCGGTGCGCATCCAGCCTTCGTACTGACTGTTTCCTGCGGCGCTGACCGTGTCCTCAGGCAGGTAGTACTTGCCAAAGACGGCGTAGGCGTCCGCGATCTCCGGGTGAGGAAAGACCAGCACCAAAGCGGCGATGTCTGTCTTGCTGGCCAGATCCAGTCCGATCCAGCAGGGCTGGCCGATGAAGGCCTCGATGTCGAGCGTCGGATCACTACAGGCATCCCATGCCCGCATATCCATCCAGGCGGTGTCTGCATTAACCCACTCGTTCAAGTGCTTGGTCTTGAAGTTATTGACGGCACTGGGCAGTTGCATGGCCTTGGCTTGCAAGGGCAGCAGGACTTCTGGTCGGACCGAAATGGCCCAGTTGGGATTAGCCTTGATCAGCGCGCTCTCGGTTGTCCAGTCGTCGCCATCGTCTAAGCCGTAGATGATCCCGAACTGGGAGTCATCCTCGAACACGCCGTCCAGCAATTTGGTCACGAAGGTCCGGACCTCGTAGCAAATGCCAGCGCGATTGCTTCCTGCCGTGGTGATCACCCAGAGCAGTGAGTTGTCACGCTTGCCAGTCCCGGTCTCGACCACGTCGTACACGGTGCGCGTCTTGTGCGCATGCAACTCGTCCACGCAACCGAAGTGAATGTTCAGACCATCCAGGGTGGAACCTTCGGCCGATAGCGCCTCGAACTTGGATCCTGAGGCCAGCACATGCATGTTGTGGGCGCCGACCTCCACCGAAAACCGACGCCGAAAGCCAGGGCTGCGCCTGGCCATGGTCTGAGCGTCGCCGAAAACGATCCGCGCCTGATCGCGGGTCGTCGCCAGGGAATACACCTCGGCGCCGCCTTCACGGTCGGCTGCCAGCATGTACAGAGCCACCGCCGACGACAAGGTCGACTTGGCGTTACCCCGCGGCACCTCAATGTACGAGCGCCGGAACCGGCGTGTGCCATTAGGTTTGACCCATCCGAAGACCGTCGTCAGGATGAAGGCCTGCCAAGGCTCCAGTTGAATCGGCTCGCCAGCCAGCGGCCCCTTTACATGGGGCAGTCGCTCAATAAACGCGCAGAGGTTGTCGGCTGGCTGGAAGCTCCTGCCGTCCTTGTCCGTTAGCTTGGGGTTGAAAAGGTAGGGGCTCGCCTTGCCTTTGAACTTGGCGAGGTCATCCAGTTGTCGCTGACAGGCCCGCTGCACCCACCGGCAGGCCAAGATTTCTCCGGCCACCACCTGCTCGGCGTATTGCCTTGCGATCTTGGCTGGTTGTGACTGGGCATTCATGCAGCGGTCAATTCCGATCGTGTGTTGACATCAGCTACACATCCGGTTAGGATTCGTGTATCTGTTGTGTATTCATTTGGAGATGCCATGCGCGACGCCGCGATCAATTTGCGAGCCCTGCCTCAGCAACGCGACCTGATCGACCAGGCCGCGCACCTGCTTGGGAAAAACCGCTCTGACTTCATGCTGGAAGCCGCCTGCGACAAGGCTCAGTCGGTGCTCCTTGACCAGGTGTTCTTCAGCCTCGATGACGCCAAATTCCGGGAGTTCACGGCCATGCTGGATGCGCCGGTACAACCTAACCCAGGACTTGAGCGCTTGCTGGCGGTCAAGGCCCCCTGGAAAGTTGGCGCATGAACTTGCGTGCCCCGGAGTCTTTGTCGCCCGATCATCAGGTCACTTCATTCGCCTGCGGCGAATCGACGCTCGACGAGTGGCTCAAACGCCGCGCTCTGGGCAACCAGACCAATGGTGCCAGCCGCACATTCGTCGTCACGACTCCGGATCGTGAGGTCATGGGCTACTACGCTTTGGCTGCAGGTGCCGTCGCGCACCAAGATGCGACCCGGTCCATTCGTCAGAACATGCCTGACCCAGTTCCGGTGATGGTCCTTGCCCGTTTGGCTGTCGATGCCCGAGCGCAAGGAATGAAGTTGGGGGCAGCCTTGCTTCAGGATGCGCTGCAGCGCTGTGTACTGGTATCGCAAAACACAGGTGTGCGAGCCATGCTTGTGCATGCACTCAACGATCGTGCCCGCCAGTTTTACGAGCACTACGGCTTCAAGGCATCGCCCGCACATCCCATGACACTGATGCTGCGGATCAATCATTCTTCGACCTGATCCTCAGCCAGCAATCTGGGCCCAAGGGTCTTCGACACTGGACTGGGCGCTCTCCGTTGCACCCAAGCGGGCTCTGGAGCTTGGCGTAAAACCCAACTCCGCAGCCAGCATGGTCATGTCCTTGAGGTAAGCCCGCGCCGCCGTTGAGAACGGGTTGTGCATCACCGGACGGTCCTTGGGGTCCAGCCCTGCGAGCTTGGCGCCACGCACGGGAATCACATCTGATTTGGCTGCCAACCGCATGTTGTATTCGTAGCGGTAAGCGGCGTTGCACCAAGCGGCCAAGAGGTAGACATCGAGCTTGCGCAGCAGTCCTCGTGGTGCGTGCGCGATCGCATGGTCCCAGTAGGCTTTGGCCTCCTCGAGCAACATGTCAGGCGTCGCATCGGCTGCCAGCGCCTCGGGTTGCTGCAAAACGCTCGCTTTTGCGTTAATGGCACGCTTGCCCGGATTTCCCCTGAGCAACTTGAGCTCAATGGGTGCCGGTTTGCGCCCTCGTGTGGCCATGCTGTCCTCTTTCAATCGCGCGGCTTAGCCACGTCAAATCCTGCGCACTGACCCCCAATCGGCGCGTTAAATCCTCTCGCAATAACAAGAGGGCTTTTGGGGAAAGTCGTAACCCTGCCCATTCTTTATCCGTCATCGCCAGGATCTCTTCAACCGATGGGGCCATGCCCACCAGGTCCGCATCATTTATGCGAAGGCTATGAAGGTCCTCCTCGGTGATGCTGGTGCGCAAAAGATCGAGATCTACGTCGCTGCGGTGTCGCTGATTATTTGCTCCCGCCTGAACAGTGGCAGATTTGACTTGTGGCTTTTTTCTAATCATTCGGCATCGAATATCGCCAGTTGGGGGATAGGGGGTCACGAATTTCGCGGTCACAAAAATTTGGGCAGGCGCGCGCATCTTCGCCGCCCAACCGTAGAGATTTGACCCCCCTACCCGTGGGCAAGGGGGTCTAGCGCCTGCCAGCAGTCTCTCTGGCCGTCTTGCGGTTGTGGCAAGAGACGCAGAGAGGCTGCAGGTTGGCCCTATCAAAGCGGGCACCGCCGTCCTTGAGCGGCACCACGTGATCCACCACCGCAGCCGCAACCAGGCGATCCTTGGCCTTACAGACCACGCAAAGCGGATGCTCGCGCAGCACCGCCGATCGCAGCGTTCGCCAGTCCCTTGACTGGTAGAAGCCCACCTCGGCATCGAACCCGCGCCGCGCGCGCCCGTAATCACGATGAATCAGCAGGTAATGCGCCTCGCAATACCCCGGCTTGGCCATAACAAGCGCACATCCGGGATATCGACAGGGGGTGGGTGCACGCTGCGGCATTGGAAGAGCAGAAAAAGTCGAAAGAACTGGGCAATACCGAGGGA